TACTTATGCTATTCATCAAAATAACCCAAATTGTAAATCAAAATGAGAATAGACTATAAACCATTAACCGCCAATAGAATGTGGAAAGGTAGACGATTTAAGTCTGATCATTACAAACAGTTTGAGCGGGATATGCTTTTCTTGCTCCCAAAAATAACTATGCCCGAAAAGCCTTATTCTGTTGTTATTACGTTCGGGATGTCAAATATTGCAAGCGATCTTGATAACCCAGCAAAAAGCACGATTGACCTTTTACAAAAGAAATACGGGTTCAATGATCGGGATATTATGGAACTGCATTTATTCAAGACCAAAACCGAAAAAGGCAAAGAGTTTATCAATTTCACTATTGAGCATTGTATAACCTAACCACCACCAAACAAAAGATGGAAAAGAAGATGGAGCTACAATCTATCGAATACAAAACGGCAATTGAATTCCTATTGCCAAAACATTATTCAGGACGAAAGCCGGTAATAAGTAAAGCATTTGGTTGGTTCCTTGACGACAAATTGATGGCCGTTTGCACTTTCGGCAAGCCAGCGTCCGCATCACTTTGTTTCGGGGTGTGTGGAAAAGAGTATTCAGACAGCGTTTACGAATTGAACAGACTTTGCAGGGTAGACGAATTGAAAGAACCATTAAGTAAATTCGTATCGGCTTGCATCAGGGAATTACAAAAAGAAAATTGGATCATCGTTTCTTATGCTGACACCGAAATGAATCATAACGGATATATCTACCAAGCAACCAACTTCATTTATACCGGAGCAACTAAGGCCCGTACTGATAAATATACCGAGGGTAACAAGCATAGCCGTCATTACGACAATGACAGTCAAAACGGCTTGCGTAAGGTTCGATCTTCAAAGCATAGGTATATTTACTTCGCTACGAAAAATAAACGCCTTAAATCAGCTTATTTGGCTTCGCTTAATTACCCGGTGTTACCATATCCAAAAAATGAGAACAAAAATTATGAGTTAGGTAGTTTCCTAGCTCCAAATATTGTAAATTCATAACATGACCCTATCATTACACGAACAGATAAGGGCTGCCAGGATTAACGCAGGACTTACGCAGAAGGCCGTAGCTGAACGATAAGCCGACACTCATCACAATATCACAATATCACATTCAATAACTCATACACTAAGATTAGGAAAGATGAAAGCAACTCACGGAGGTAAAAGAACAGGATCTGGCAGACCTAAAAAAGAACCTACAACGACAATAAATTTTAGAGTTCCATTTAGCCGTAAAGAAGAAATAAAAAAAATATTATCAGATTATTTGAAAAAAGTTTTGCAAATATCAAATTAAGTTGTATATTTGAATAAGCAATCAATAAAGATTCTTATAAAACAAATCAAATGAAAGCATTAGAAATAAAAATTGAAGAAAAACAATCAAATGTTGTTTTTAGTTTTTTTAATTCATCAACCGAAATGTTTAGATACCCAGTTGTTTTATTTGATAATGGATATATAGAAAGATTAGACGGATTAGTAAATGACCTGCCATTTGTTAACTATAAGGATCAAAAAGGTTTTTTAAATAGCTGGTCTAATGAAAAAAAATTAAATTTTATAAATAGTAACATAAATAATTTAGATTATTTATCAAAAATTTAATTTTTTGTTATGAATATAAATTACATAAAAATTTTAGGGAAAAAATGCAAAGGCTTTAAATTTAAAGACTTTGATTATGGCAAATTAGTGTTTCATCCAAACATGAAAAAGTATATAGGATTATTCGGTGTTATATCTAGTTATAATCCAGACAACGATTCTTTTAAAATAATTTTTGATGACGGTGAGTTTTGGCATTACCCTGCTGAAATTGTATTGAAACATATTATTGACTAATACACAGACTTGATAATCCAGCATCATGTTAAATTAAAAAAATTAGAGGAAAGGTTATGAATAGAATAGCACCACAGGAATATAAAATCTATAAGCATCAGCAGCTTATGGATGAGTTGAATCAGTTAATGATCGATATAAAACTTGCGCTTTATCACGATAGAGAAAAGCCAAGTGTTAGCGACTTAGATAAAATGCATCATCGCATACGTGAAATTTTAAGTCAGGATAATACTCCTCTTAAGAAGTATCGTTGAGTGCCTTAAACAAAAATTTGCAATTCATCGGAATAATTGGGTAACTTTGAACTTTACATGACTTTACAATATGACTGTATTACAGAAGAGAGTTGCAGAGGAATGGGTAATTGATTATAATGCTCGAAAAGCTGGCGAACGTGCTGGGGTTAAGGGAGATAACATTCGCATTACTGTTTGGCAAATGCTACAATTGCCAGATGTTCAGGAGTATGTTGAACAATTGCAAGCCGAAGCAGCAGAAAGATGCCAGATTACCAAGGATGAATGGTTGCTTGAATGGAAGAAATTAGGATTCTCAAACATGAGAAACTATGTAGAGGATGACCTATCTCCAAAAAGCCTATCAAGAGTAAAAGACCCTGAGGCTATTAAGTCTGTTAAAAAAACTGTTATTACTGGTGAGTTTGATACAAAGGTCGTAACCGAGTTTACTCTTCATGATAAGCCAAATGCTTTAACAAATATCGGAAAACATTTAGGTTGGTATGAAAAGGACAACGAACAATCAAAGCCTAAAGTAACCAATGTTATAAATCTCGGATCAGGATCTAATCCAGATGAAGCTATTGCCGAAACAGAATAATGCAATATATTATCTAAAAGATGATATTACAGAGGAGCTTCTTTATGGGGGGGCGGCCGGAGGCGGTAAAAGTGCATTAGGTTGTTTATGGTTAATTGAGTGTTGTCAAAAATACCCCGGATCTCGATGGGTAATGGGTAGGTCAAAGCTTAAGACTTTAAAAGAAACAACCCTTGCAACATTCTTTGAATTAACATCTAACTTGGGTATTTGGGATGATTTCCATTATAACGATAATAAGGGAGTTGTAACGTACAAGCCAAACGGATCAATAATAATTCTAAAGGACTTATTTTTATACCCATCGGATCCTAATTTTGACAGCCTTGGCTCATTAGAGATTACAGGGGCATTTATTGACGAGTGCAATCAGGTAGTTTATAAAGCATGGCAAGTTCTTAAGTCACGTATCAGGTATAAATTAACAGAATTTAGATTGATACCTAAAATGCTTGGAAGTTGCAACCCTGCCAAAAACTACGTTTATACCTACTTTTATAAACCATCCCGTGATGGACAATTACCGGAGTATAGAAAGTTTATTCAGGCATTGCCTACGGACAACCCATATCTTCATCCTTCGTACCTTCAATCGCTTTTAAGGTTAGATAAAAATAGTAAGGAAAGGCTATATTTTGGCAATTGGGAGTATGACGATGATCCTACGGCTTTAATGAGCATTGATTCCATAAACAATATATTTACCAACTCATTCATAAAATCAGGGGATAAATATTTAGTAGCCGATATTGCCCGTTTTGGAGATGATAGTACTATGATTGGGGTATGGGATGGATTAAGATTAATAAAAGCACTTGAATTAAAAAAGAAGTCTACTACATGGGTCGCAAGTGAAATAAGAAACTTAATTGAATTACATGAAATACCACTATCAAATGTAATTGTCGATGAGGATGGAGTTGGAGGTGGCGTGATGGATCAGGTAGGGTGTAAAGGGTTTGTAAATAATTCAAGCCCTTTAAATGGTGAAAACTTTGAGAACCTAAAGACACAATGCTGTTATAAACTTGCTGAAATTGTGAACGCATCTTTGATGTACGCTGACATAAAAGACATTGATATTATCGCCAGATTAATTGAAGAACTTGAACAAATCAAGCAACGGGATATGGATAAGGATGGAAAGAAAAAGATAGTTTCAAAGGATAAGGTAAAGGAAATTTTAGGTAGATCGCCAGATGTTTCTGATATGGTGATGATGCGTATGTACTTTGAAATAAAAAAAGTCAAAAAAGATTTAGATATATTTGTGGGATAAATTATTACTTTTACTACATGACTATAAAAGCCACTCTACAGAAATATGCCCTTAAGGCTTTAGGCTTGGCATCTAAGATTGATAAAGGGTTATTCTTTGGCGCATTTGGCGGCTTTTTTTCGTGGCTAGGATGGAAAGGAATCACCTATTATAATAATAAAATAGTCTATGCTGGGCTCAATATGCTAGTAAAAAAGCTAACCGAGCCAGAAATATTGATTAATAGGGTACGTCCAAATAAACAATCCAAAATATCAAAATATTATTCAAAGTCAATATCTAATGAACTTAGGGCATTTGTAAAGGCACAAGCATTTGATGAGCTAGATTCTCATGAACTGATTGATCTTTTAGAAAAACCAAACGAATACCAAAC